CCTAAAACTACAGGATGGTTAAGTAAGAATTTTACAACTATGGATGTATTCCCACATCCAGCATTTAGAGCTGCATATAAAAAAATCTATCAATCTTTTAATAAAACAAAAGCAGTTACAGATGGTATATATGAAGAAATACAAGATATTACATTTGGACCTAAAGATAAGAATGGTAAAAGAAATGGAGGGTTAAACAAGTGGGCTAAAGACAATGGAATGACTTTAACAGAAGCTTTTAGAGATGTACTAATAGAAGAAACTAAAAATGAAAAAGATGAAACTATTTTTAAAACTTTAGTTCCTATGTTTTCTAAAGACTTTAGAGATCAAATTAAAACAAAACAGGAAAAGGGAGATGAAGTTTGGATGAAAGAAAACTTTAAAATTAAAGAAGGCGCTAGAAAAAAATTCAATCAAATGAGAAAAAATATGATTGCGCGAGAAGAGTTTTTACATCCAGATCTAAGAGAATACAACGACAAAGGTGAATTAGTTGTTAAACCTTCTAAAAATATGGCTATAAGAAAAGCAAATATTAAAAGGTGGGATGAAAAATACAACGTTTTTGATCCTTTATATGGTAAAGCTTGGTTAAATCAATACTGGGGAATGTTTTTAGAACCTAAAAATCCTCAAGACAATTATTCTGAAAAATTTAAACGTATAGCAGCTAATAAACCTGTGTTAGATTATTACAATAAGTATAGAGAAACTATAGAAAATATGAGCAATCAAGCTAATATTAATATAGGACCAAACTTTATAGCTAATGTAAAAGACGACATGATGGAATCTTTATTAAATAATGGATTAGGATTTAAAGGAATGAATGAAATGGCTGATGCCCTGTCGAGAAGTTTTATGATTAAAGAAGAAACAGAAACAATGGGTGTGTTTAATTATAACAATGACGGCTCAATGATAAGTCAAATACCTTTACCATATTTAAATGATTTAACAAATAGTCATGGAGAGGTAGCTGCTGGAATGAAATCCACAGATCTATCTAAGTCTTTATATTTATTAGCAACAAGTCTTTATAATCATAAACACATGGGAGAAATAGAATCTTATGTTATGGGGCTAAAAGAGATGGTTATAGAAAGAGGAGAAGCTGTAACTAAAAAGGGACAATTACAATATCAAGGATCAGAAATTAGAAAACAAGACGCGTCTCCAGAATTATTAGCAACCTATGATAAGTTTATAAATTTTTATTTGTACGGACAAAAAATACAAGATGAAGATAGTACAATGTTGGGTATAAGTAAAATAAAAACAATTAAAACTTTACAATCTATATACTCTGCAAAAGTATTAGGATTTGCAGTTATTCCAGGTATAGCAGCTAGAATTACAGGGGGTTTTAACGCTTTTTATAACGGTATAGATGGTGTACATTATAATAATAAACAATTAAATATAGCAAGAAAAGCTTTTATACAGCTAGGAACAGATCAAAATAAAGCGTGGCATGCATTAGTACAGTATATAGATCCTTTTCAATCAGGACTAACTTGGCAAAAAGCTAGAGATTTGTCTGCAAAAGCTTCTAATAAATGGTTAGACTTAAATAACTGGTATGCTCCATTAAGAAATCCAGATGAAAATATAGATGGTATGATAACAGTAGCTATGGCACAAAACCATGGTATTGATAAAGAGGGTGTTTTACAAAGACTTGTCGATCTTCCTAAAGGAACAAAATCGTTATGGGAAAGTTTTTCAAAAAATCATAAAGAGGGTAATTTAATAATTGAAGGATTAACTCAAGAGTCCTATGAAGATTTTAGATTAAGGGTAAAAGCAATGGCTAGAAAGATAAAAGGGGAAATGAGTGATGAAAACATAACAGCATTTAGTACATCTTTAACAGGACAAATAATGATGCAGTTTAAAAGTTGGATGCCAGGAGTAGTTGAATCCAGATTTGGAGATAGAAAATACAATGATGTATTAAAAGTATTAGAAGAAGGTAGATATTGGGGATTCTTAAAAGGATTAGGGACAGGGTCACATGGAAAAACTTTATTAAAAGAAGAATTAGGATTTAAAACAATTTTACAGGGCTCTTTACAAAAAGGATTAGATGCTATAACTCAATTAGCATTTTTAAATAAATTTATTACGGATCCAGCAGAAAAAGCAAAATTAGAAAAGGAAGGAAAGTGGACACCTGCCATGGAAAAGAAATTTAAAAGTAGAACAAAAGCAGCTGAAACAGAATTTGAAAGGTGGAAAAGAAATCAAACAGATAAACGGTTACAAAATATACCATTTAAAGAGTTTTTAAGAATGAGGCAACGATCTGTTAAAAGAACGTTAGCAGAAATAAGAGCGTTATTAGGAATGTATATAGCAGCAATGGCTATGGGAATGGGGGTAGGTCCAGATGATGAAAAGTTTAAAAATAAAACATGGTTAAGTAGAAAGATGTACATGTTATTAGCAAGAACTCAAATGGAATTAGGTTTTACATTAAATCCTGTAGAGTTTGCTACATTTACTAGGGGCCTTATACCTTTAACAGGGTTGTTTACAGATAGTATAAAAGTTCTAGATAATGGATGGACAGAGTCGTTAGAAATGATAGGCGTATTACCAGAAAATAAAAGAGATAAAACTCCTATGTTTTATCATACTTTAAAGTTTGTACCAGGATGGTCACAATTAAGAAGAATTCTTGAGGTTTACGATCAAGATAAGAATAATCCATACGTAACAAGAATATAAAAGGGCCTCCCTTAAAATTGAAAGGCCCTCTCAAATTAAATTTGAAGAGTGGAATTAGCGAAAGAGGTTTTAGACTCATTCTTTATTTCTGATTCTCTCTCTTCAATAGCCATAAGTAACAGTAGCAAATAACCTATTAAGTCTTTGACTGTATCTTCAGTTGCATCGTAAATCCCTTTATTTTTAATGCGCATCAATTTATCATCTATCCTTGCAGATAGAGAGTCGATGGCATTAGCTTGGCTAAAGATATTAGCTGGTTCTAATGCACTGTTACCATATGACTTATTTTTGAATTTTAGTAAGTCAGCGATGTTTTTTATTTGTTTGTCTAGTTTGTCATCAAATTTCATTATAAATAGTTTTTAGGATTAAATAATTCTTTTTTTGGATCTATAATACTATACAATTCTGCTTCATCATCTAGTATACATCCTAACATGGTCTCCAGTCTGTGTTTTCGTTTTTCACTTTTAAATAAGATTTGTCCTATTTGACTATCTATATTCATTCCATGAAATTTAAGTAATTGTGTTTTATATTTTGTGCTTAACTCTGAGTATTTTCCGTTTATAAATTTCTTGTAGTTTTGTTTTTGTCCTGACGGAACATCAAATAAATACAATACGTATTCATCATGGTCCTCCATATCTATATAACTTCTAAATTGTTTTACAGCAGCTTCAAATTTTAAAAATAACGGATCTTTACTCCATCTATACAATAAAGCAATACATCCTTTTTGTTGAACAGTACCTGTAAAAACGTTAACCAGGTGTGTATTATAAAAATACAAATTCCTTTCTCCGCTTAACATTGGTAATATAAATATGTTTGATTTGTTAGGCTTTGCTACATGCAAATCATAGATCAAAACATTTCCCTTATAAAGTTTGTCTATAAAATTAACTTTATACTTTCTATTTTTGATAGAAATAGTCTCTCCTGTGGAAATCACTACGTCAGTAGGCATTTCTAGAGAGACTATCTCCGCATCAAAAACATGGGGGTTAATAGTTTTTGTACCACCCGTAAGTCGTACAGTCCTCGCATTCAGAGGATTAAATAAAACAGTTTCACATTTAACCATAACTAATATTTAAATGTTTAATATCATGAACTTGAAGAGATCCTGATAAGTCTAGTCCTATTGCATTTTCTACTTGTTCATATGTTTTTAATATATGTACAAGCTTGAATGTCTCAGCAAACTTACAAACTCCTTCGTAATATCCAAATTTTTCAACATATTTTTCTATTACTATCTTTTCAAATCCTTTTGTTACTTTCTTTAATAAATTATCTGCAGTTTTAGGTCCCACTTTAGGAATTCCTTCTATACCATCTGTAGCATCACCCATTAATGTTTGTTTCCAAAGAAATTTATTAGCTTCTAGTTTTGAAGTTTTTATAAATTCATTAGTCCTAAAATTAAAATGTTTACCTGCTACTTGATAAAGAACGTCTTTATCTGGGCTACAAATAATGGTTCCACTAGGTTTAGCATGCACTGCAACAAGATCGTCCGCTTCTAGGCCTCTAACAGCCTCCATTTTCCACTCTTGTTGAAGATACTCTCTTAAAGCATAAAAGATAATAGGTTTAGAACCTCCTTTTCTGTTATGTTTATAAGCCTTAGTTTCTGCAACTTGATATCTAAAACATCTTGATAAAGTTAAAAATCCTGCGTACTTACTAGTTCCGCACATTGCTAGCATGTGAAGCAATCTATTATTTATACCTTGAATAGCCTCTTCTAATGTTGGCTTACCCATTTCGTAATATAACAAACTGTCTGCATCGATTAGTGCAACTGGTCCATCGTCTGGAATTTGCAATATATCTAGTTCTTCCATATCTTTAAATTTAATAATAAAGTATATACTTACACTGCGGAAAAGACCTTAATTTTTAAACAGTCTAAGTATATACTCTATTATATTAATATTTAAAGGTTAGTTAACTCACCAACCTCTTTACCACTCTTTATAGTAGAAGCATCGTATTCTTCTACAATTTTAGCGCGCATTTCAGCCCACTGTTCATCAGTTTTAGCTGCATAAGTAGAACTATGATATATAGAACCATTTACACCTGCTAAAGAAGAGTGTACAAAATATTGAAGACATCTAGCTGCACCTGTTTCATCATCAGGTACTGCACCAATATGCATTGGATCTACAAAAATGTTGTGTATCTCACCAGTTATAGAACTAATGTATTCTAAACCACCAAAGTGAAGACCTGGAACACACGAATGTCTATCATTAGTGTTAACCAAATCCCAACTAGCCAGTCTATGAGTACAACCAACTTTTATAAAATGTTGTGGTGTAGCATAACCGTTACTGCCTTCACAGTAGAAAGCATCACCGCTTGTTCCCATAATAGCAGGTTGAAACAATCTGTCTTCTACATGTTCTGGTAATCCTTCTGACTCAATTTCACCAGTGTCAACGTTAAATGTTCTTTTGTACCTTGGCACTTCTTGAACTTCACCGTCTTCATCTTGTTTAAATTTAGTTAGAATCTCAGTAGATACTTTGTAACCATTTAGTAAACCTTCTTTGGTTATTTTCATTTGATACATAGTAGCTCTTCTTTCTGCAACTTCTTCACTTAAACCGTGCTCTTCCATTAGTTCTTTCTTAAGAACTGGGTGCACATATTTAAGATTAATGTAATTAAAGAATCTTTCACAAAACTCTTTACCCCATCCTTTCTTCATCTTAGTACGAAGAACAGGGTTTCTTAACCACCTAGTCCACATTTTAATTAGTGGCATAAAATCTAATCCTTTGTCCATAGACTCATAAATTCTTTCTACCAATGCTTCAGGCATAGGTATAGATGATACTACACCATTGTGTTGTAAGAAAAACTCACCTGTACTTTTGTTTACATGGATGTGTTCACACTTATCTTGAACAGTTTTAGTATAATCTTGAACTGTAAGAGGTTCAAACTGCTCTAACACAGTTTTATAATCCTCCATTGTGACTGCAGTATTAGCTTTTTCTGCTAATTCTAACATTTTTGTATAGACTTCTTTATTAAAGTCTATACAAAATGTCTTATCACCATAAGATCCTGAGATCTTGTCATCGATAACATTTATTGAAATCATAATTAATTATTTTTGTTTAAAGTTAATAAATTGATGGGTGGTTTCCAACCCAATCTTTGTTTAAATTTGAGATACTCGTTAAGCTGTTTAGAGTATTCATTACCTGTATCATTATCTTCTATTTTATTCTGTATATCTTCAATAGAATTTAAAAATAAAGCAATAGGTTCTAAATACAATAGCAAATCCTCAAAAGCTATAATTACATCCTTGTCTACAACATTGTTACATGTTACGTCTGTAAATACAAAAAGTTCTCTAGCTTTAGTTTTAACAGCATTTGGATCATCTTGATTAAGAGAGTCAAGAAATGCATTAAATTCTATCATTTTCTTAAACATCTTCATCTGAGGTTTCTCCAAGTAGTTTTCTATTGAGTAAAATCCTGTTGTAGATGAAATATACTCTTGAATTTCTTCATAGTTTTCATACATCTCTTTGTTAATAGCTTTCATATTACCCATAAACTTGTCATTTTCAAGTCTCATAGAATAACCTGTATACCATCTAACAATAGCAAGATTTACACTAAAATGATTAGTATCAGTAGCCGTGTAAAAGAACTCATCAATATGCCTACAATTAGGATTAGTTGCCATGTGTTTAGCTACTTTAGAGTTAACTCTAATAAGCTGTGGTCTATCCCATTCTAAGTTTGGTTTATCTAAATAACCTTCTTGAGGCTCATCACCAGAGTAACTTCTAGTAGGAGGATATTCCCAAAAATAAACAGGTCTATCATTTTGCTCATCATATTGATTACGCCTGTTTGGCCATACTTCATTGTGCGTAGGATTCTGACGCTTAAGAATATTAGCTGCTAATATTAAAGCATCTTCATCTTCTTTAGTGCCATAATATGTAACAGTTTCTGTATTCATAAGATCAGACGTTCTAGGTTCTACTTTATCCCATATATAGCCTGTTGGGCTAGCAGTAGAAGAGTTTTTGTATTTAATACATTCACGTAAAGTATATGCTACCATACGTTCTTGTATCTTACGTCTTTCTTCTGGGCTCATATAAGACATTGCCGCAACTTCTTCTCTTTGCTTAGCTGTTTTCTTATATTCAGCCAACCACTCTTCGTCTACCTCAATATCTTCATAATATGAAATAGCTTCTGAATTTCTAAGTTCCGCCATAGCATCTTGAACATGTTTTTTATCTTTTTGATAAAACTTCATTTGCCTTGCACGTTCATTGTCATCAGCAATGTTACCTATAGCAGCAATACGTTCAGTATCTGTACCATCAGTTTCTGTAACAACATACATAGCATCACCAATTTGTAGTTGTTTTAACACATAAGAATCATTATGCCAATGAAATTGAGTTTCTAATCCTTTAATATAGATTTTATTACTGTCGTAACCAAACTGTTCCCAAGACTCAAGATCTTGTCTTTTAACAGTTTCTTTCTTGGTATTCCAATCTCTTTCTATAGTAATCTTCTTAATGTTGGTTTTTTTACCAAACACTTTTTGAAGAGTACCAAACTTAATATCTTTATTACCAGGAAAGTATGGAGACAACATATCTTTGTCAATAATATTAGCCATTTTACTAAGAACTAAATCTTTTGTGTCGTCCGTATCAAACTTACTATGATGCATTACATTTTTACATTTGTAAATCCATTTAACAAAATCACTCTCATCAAGCTTATCTTGAACTAATTCAGTAGCTTCAAAAGCAGCTTGCTTAATTAAATTTTGTACATAGTCTTTAGTAGATTCATTCCATATAACTTTCTCACGAGACGGAGTAACGTCCACACCTTCTTGAAGAACAATCTCTTCACCAGTGTCTGGATCTCTCATTACTTGTCTCATAGGACATTTAAATGCAACAGCACCATAAAGGCCCTCCATTTCTAGTTCTCTAAAGTTAATATGACCATAGTTAATACCTGTAGAAGCATTTTCATCTTTTACAATCATAATATGTGGTCTACTAAATACATAACTGTCAGAAACAATAAGATTTTTAGAATTATGTAATACATTAGCATGAAATTCTACATTTTCTATATCACCTGCTTCATCTTCTACCTCAAACACAACATTATCTATATAAAGCAACTGTTCTTCTACAGCATCTCTAAATCTAGAACGATTGTGCCTTTTTACTCCAAAACTTACTGTAGTAAAGTTTGCACCATCTGTTGGTTCATAATAAACTTTAGTTCCATCTGAAAATGTTACAAACGGATTTTCTTTACCAGTTGTTAAATTAAACTTAGGTATAATAAAATCTGTTTTGTAGTTGTAACAGTTACATTTAAACCTTTTACCATTATGTGCAGTTTCTATAGTATAGAAATCAACGCCTGTTGAGAGTGCGACTTTTGCACCCAAACCAAATGCGCCAAAGTTCTCACTAGTATTTCTTTTCGTAGAATAACCTAGTTCTAGAACCCCTTCTAACCTTCTATCTCCTATACCCACACCAAAATCTGTAACACTAAACTTATCACAAAAAACTGTGCCTTCATTTTCTTTGTATTTAAGGTGAACTGTTTTTGATCCTGTATTTAGATGTGACAAATTATAATATGAAAGATCAAAGTTACTATCTGTGTAAGCTTCTCCTTCTCGCTGAATATAGTAGTCTTCTGCTTTCTTTGTACCTCTTAGTATCTCTATGGCCATTTCCTTCTCACGTTGAGAGTCACATGCATTTGTAGTTAACTCTCTAACTGTTGATGGAATTGGCTGGGAGTACTGAGACGCTTGAAGAATATCAAAGACTAGTTTTTCAGCACCTTTGTTGATTTTCTTCTTAACACCCTCTTGTCCACTTTGGATGTCGCGATCAATTGTTTTAATACTCATTTTATAAATTCTTTTAATTTGTTATAATACTTTTTTTGAACTTTAGTCAACATCCATTCTTGTGTAGGATGTATCCTATCTTTATACATATATCCGTAGATATACGAGACTGTAGGAAGTTTTTCCTCTAGCCTTTTTGTATGCCAGCAATCGTTATTAGAGTTTGTAATCATAGGGCTAGGCATATCATAATAATATAATATAGCCCCATTAGTTTTTAACCTACGATCTCTAAACAGTCCTGTATAATGACAGCCTGATCCGTAAGACACTCTAATTAAATCGCCTGGCTGTAACCCATCAACCCATTCATGGATTGGAGTTACATTCTCCATTTGATTCATGTCATAAATTTTTAATTATTTCTATAGTTTCTAGTACCTGTTTTTGATTTTTAGGTACAAATAAGACACAATTAGGATTGTTATCGTGCAGATATTTTTTAAACATTTTCCATTTCATAGGAAATCTGTCATTAGCAAAACCTTTGCATTCAATTATCCATTTGCGTTTGTGGTTAATAGCTGGAGATAAAAAGTCTGGCAAATATGTAATTGCTCTAACTTTTTCTTTTCCTCTATTTCTATAACCTGTTGTTGATTGTTCATAAGAATCAGAAGTAAAATAGAATCCTTCATGCAAAACAAATTTTTCACTTTCGTATTCGTGTTTAATTTTGTTTTCTTTTAGTTTTCTATAAGTAAATGCTTCTAATTTAGATCTAAATTTTATACCATCTAGTTCAGTAGGTTTAGATCTTATTTTTGCTTTTCCTTTTCTTCTTTTAAATCTCATATATAAATTGTTTTGCTTTATCAAACCCGTGTAAAGCAACAGCATCAGATACATCTTTAGCACCCCAATCATTTGGAATGTAAAGATTATCTAAATTATACTCACTGCATATTTTAGCAGCCATAGACTGTCCAGGAGTATCATTGTCGTAAAAAATAACTATTTTTTTGAATCTTTCTTGCAACAATTGCATTTGCAACTTGCTGGGTACTTGCATTTCTGACTGCAGAGCAATCCCTCGCAATTGCATTGCGTGCAAACACATAACATCTTTAAGGGAAGATGTAATATATAAGACATTACCTTTATCAGGAAGTTGATCATAGCCTTGAACGATGTTTTTATTAGTGTTACTAAACCATTTATTGTTTGTTTCATAAGGAGCGTAAATTTTAAATTTATTGTTAAACCTAAAAGCATAAGTAGGAGTTTTAGCTTTGAATCTATTTTCATTTATCCAATAGTATGAGATAGGCTTAACTGCAAAGATAGTTAAAATTTTCTTACTTATACCAAAAGGCTTCCAAAATCGTGCATCTGAAAAATTCCAATTTCTACTCTTTATTTTAATAATAGTGACTTTCTTGTCAACATGTTGATTACCATAAAGTGTAGGAACCTTGGACCGCGTTACTCCATTTGAACTTACTAGTTTTAAATTAAAATCATTGCTAATTTGAATTAAAGCTTCAGTAAATGTTACTCCATATTTAAATTGAACATATCCAAAACAATTAAATGTATGCTCAGGATGTCCAAAATCTTTGTATAGTAGATTACCATTATAATTAACTACAGACGCTGAAGGTTTTTTATCCTCTCTCAGCTCGCTGCAAAATTTCTTATTAAGTTCTCTAAATACAGAACAGTAGTATCTAAATATGTCAAACTCTGTTATTTTTTCTAATATTGTGTCTGTGTGTAATATATCATTACTTGGTCTCGATGTTATCATAAGCTGTGTGTGTTAAAATTAAAGGGAGCCCGCCCCCAAGGCGTAAACTTTTTACTGTTAGCTCCCCCTAATTAATTAATTAAACCCAGTCTTTATTCTCATCATTAGATGAAAATGGGTCATCACCACCATCAGAGTCAGGAGTTACTACAGCTAACTCAGGTTTAAACTCACCCCATTGAAGGTCAGTAGCAAACTCTGCGTTAAATGATCCATACTCATCGTTTAATGATTTAACAAATAAATCATCTCTTTGTGGTTTGATTCTGCCAAATATCTTAGTATAAACTTGTTGATATTTACCATCTTTTACCCCTACTAATAATCGAACTTGGTTTCCTGCTAGTATTTTTACTAGTTCTTTTAACTCTGTTACATTCCCTTGTACTATTTTATCAATAGTTTCAAAGTATACGTCTCCACCTGGTGCTACATTAGCCCATGCTTTAACAAAGTTAATTAAAGTTTCCTCACCACCAAAAGCTTTTCTTGATGTCTCAGGTTTTTGCCACCAGTCATAAGAAGGATTACCTTCTGACCATGTAGATTGACCTACAGAGTTTAACCATTGAAATTTACCAGTTTTACTAGTTCTTGTTTTATTTTGCATTAAGACCTCCATTCTAGTAGTTAGATCTTCGTTCTTAACCCAAAATACAACTTTAAAATAGTCTTCACCATTTAGTTCTAAGAAATAATTTGGTTCTTGTTTTACTTTAATGTCCATAGCGTGTAGTTCCTGCATTGTAGGATTTACTGCTACTACATTAAAATTTGAAAGTCCTGAATAACTTTTAATGCTACCCATGACCTCTTGGTTTGAATTGTTGCTTGTTATAGCCATTTTATAAATTTTTTAATATTAATATTTGTGTTCATTAGCCCAATCGTCTGCTTGAGACTCTAGTGACTCATTGTGCTTATCTTCTTCTTTGTAAAAGACTTCTTCCTCTGTTTTAGCATCATTAATAGCTTCTAAATTTTCTGCATTTTCTTCAGCTATTTGATCAACTAAGTTAGTTTGTCCAGGTAATACATCAGTATTAACTGTGTCGTCTACAAAACTAAAAGATAATTTTTTAACTCGTTTAGCTTTTTTACCTTTTAGTACAGGGTGATCAAACATTTGTTTAACTTCCCATGCTTCTAAACTGTATTTAGCTTTTATACCTGTTCTGTCAATACCATTTTCTAGATCTGTTATGATCATTGATGTAGTAATAACTTCAGGAGTCGTGTTTTGCACCTGTTCAGTAGTTCCCGTTGTTGGGTTTATTCTCGTTTCTACCATTTTAAATGTGTTTTTAAATTAATCAATAAATATTTTACTCCAATCAAGTTCCATTTCTTGGCCCTTGAGATGATCACAGCGCGATCCTGCAGTTATATCATCCATAGAATTAAAAGATACCATAGTAGTATCACCTTCTCTATAAATATAACCAATAGCATCAGCGTTAGCGCATGTTATTTGTTTAATCTTCCCTGTTAAGTCAAGATCTTTAGAAGAAACTTCTTTTCCTTTCTTATCTAACATCTTATCTTTGAGATGACCAACTAATATCACGTGATCTGCTAATTTGTTTAACCTTTCTATCCATCTTTTGAATGCTATTCTTAAGTATAGATAGCCAGCACCATTAGGAAGAGATAAAACTGAAATGCCTTTCTGATCTTTATCAAAGTTTTTACCCATAGGGGTAAGTTGATAGATCTTCTTGCCTTCTATTTCACACCATTCCTCAAGTTTTGTAACTGTATCTATAGCTACATACTTGTATGGTTTTTTGTTTTGCATTATTTTCTTACCAATTTCAGCAAGATCTCCTAGATTATTAGCTTTTAATTTTAAAGCTTCTATCATATCTGATCCTTCTTCTAAATCAATAATTAAACAATCTTCCAACTTGCTTAATGCAGTTGTTTTGCCTATTTTAGGCGGGCCATAAATGACCATGTTCTTAGGTGACTTACGTAAAGCACCAACCTTGTTTTTAGGTAATTCCATATATATATTATTTTTTGCGTTCTTTAATTGTAAATGTTGACATATCTGCTTCATAAGGTATCATACCAAGTAAACCATCACGGTTCTTTTCTATATGACATGCTAATAACCCTTGTGGTTCCTCATTACAGTATGTTTTTGTTATACCATAAATATCAAATGGTCTGTTTAATATCATTACAACATGGGCATCTTGACCAATGCTGTCACCACCAAATAGATCTGTCAAGAGTGGCTGGTATTGATTTTTAGCTCTATGCTCTTGTTCTATATTTCTGTTTAGTTGTGATAATAATATGTTAATAACCTCCATTTTAGACTGCATCCACATGCAACCTTTAGATATTTCATTTAGTTTTTGTAGTTCTGAATGTTCATTTTGGCCTTTTATTAATCTAGAGTGGTCAAATACATTAACTACTCTTGCACCTGGAGATTTCATAAATACCTGTTCATTTGTTGCTTTAATAAAATCCATAGTTCTAGGAATATTATTAAAGAAAACAGGATATTTATTAAATTTCTGTACAGAGTCAGCATAATCTTTAAACTCTTCGTCTTTTAATCTTGCCTCTACAGACAAAAGATCACCTAATTGTTTATTTACACTTTTAGATGCACTACGCATAACTTGTTGGTAACCTGGCATCTCAAAACTCCAATACAGTACTACCATATCTTTGTTTGTATTTGCATCTAATAAATCAAATACTAATTGATTACTAAATGCAGATTTACCAACACCAGGACGGCCTGCAATAACATACATCTTCCCACCTTGTAAACCACCTAATAAATTCTTATTAAGTCTTGGCCACTTAGTAGGGTATACATTACGCTTACCGTTCATAGCATTTTTTACAATGCTTAATGATTGATTAACTGCCTTGTCTATTCTTTGAAAACCTCTGCCTTTGAATAATTCAGAGCTGTCTTGTGATTCTTCTGTCATCGTTAATGTCTTTTATGTTCATATCTTCATACTTTTCCCACGTATGATTATTTATCCAAGTTTCAAAATTTTGTAAATAACCTAAGTTGTCACCTTCGTGAGAAAGCTGCATCTTTAAGCAATGCATAACATGACTATGCAAATGCGGTTTATTACTTACAATCTTTTTATATTTATTTCTAGCTTTTTTATTGCTAGCTGCCTTTGGATCCTTTGCGTGTAGAACCCTTACACCACGTGTAGGGGATTCTACTTTGAAAGGGTATGCAGAACATAATTCTGCAAACATAGCATCTGTATCACTAACGAATAGATCTCTAAATTTTTGTTGTATAACGTGTTTAGTAACGTCTTCACCGTAAACAATCCACCCATCAGTTTCTAATCTGGGTGACACACGCAATTTACCAGCATACGAATATGCTTTTCTGTAAATACTATAAAGATATATATAATCGTCAGGACGTAAGCCTATATCCTGAAGTAAAGATAAGTCAATTTCTATTTTCATCCTAATTTATTTCATTTATTTTGTCAATCCAATTGACATTAGTTAAACCTTTTACTGCTGATTTTAACCACTTTTCTTCTTGTGTATCTTTTATATAAAGAACAACAATTTTACCTACTTTTTCTTCTTGAAAACGTAGTAATCGTCCCACACGTTGGATCATAGTTAATGATTTACTTGTTAGTCCAGATATAATACCATAGTCTGCATCAGGCACATCAAAACCTTGATTAAGTGCTTTAGTTGAACACAATACATTAACTTTTTTATCCTTAAAAGACGTTAATGCGTTTTCTTTTTGCTTTTTTGTCTTTTTAGAATGATATGCTAATGCAAGAGGTTCTAACGCTTCACAAATTTGATCTGTAAAATCATTAGCACCTGAAAATGTTAATACTCTTTTCTTTAAGTTAGATAATACTATCTTTTGTATTGCAGTAATTTTATTAATCGCAAAATCTACTATAGCTTTACGCTGTCTAATAGCCTTATAAAATAATACAGCCCATTGTTTTTCATGACCACCAGCATTACTGCTAGCAAGAATTCTTTTAGCTTCATTAAAAGCATCAAATTGTCCCAACTTATATTTGTAGTGAACAAACATGTTATTTGCTTTTTTATAATCTTTAGCTTCTTCTTCTGTCAATGTAACAGGTAAACAATAAATTTTATAAGGAGATACTAATCCTAACCCTACACACTCATCCAATGTTAACTCATAGGCTACAGGAGCAAGAGTCATTAACTTTGCTTTGTACTCTAGTTCTTCAGGTTGAGTTGCAGTCATACATAACAATCTATCACATGTATTGTTTTCAAAAAATTTAATGTGTTCTTTACTTAAACCTAAGTGTATCTCATCTGCTACTACAATATTATAAAATTGATTTTGTAGTTTATATGCAGACTGATAACAAACAATATCAACGCGATCTAGCACATCTGAATATTTCCATTTATTAAATTCATCTTCAAACTGTTCTTGCAATTGTATGGTTGGGACTAATACTATTCCTCTAGCTGCTTGATTCCTTCTTAAGGTTTCACCTACAGCTAGCACACCTACACGAGACTTACCAAATCCAGTACCTGCAATTACAGATCCTTTAAATCCAGCTTTAGCCCATGCATTTAGTGCTTTTTTCTGTTCTCTATCTTTTATTTCTATACATTTACTCATTGTTTTTTCCATCTTTTGTGTCTTTTAATCATTAAAAAATGCATTTGCACACCCAAGTGAGCAAAATTTTTTATCTGTGTATACATCACCACAGAAGGCGCAAAGTTCTTTATCAACTTGCTCCTGATACGGTTCTTCTTCCATAATTTACTTTTTTAAGTTTACCTTCTAATATTTCTACTCGTAATAACAAATTATTAATTACATCATAAACATCCTCTTCTACATATTCATTTTTATCTACTATGTTTTTAACATAATCAAATTGTATTCGATATTCTTTATCAAACTGATAAAAACTATCATGTTGTAAAAGACTATGTCTAACTGTAGCATGATCTTTATCAAAATAACCAGCTATATGTAACGTAGGCATTTGTAACCTTTCAGTTAACAATACATAGCACACACGCCTAGCGTCTACTAGATTTCTAGTTCTAGTAGCATTTCTTAATTCACCCTTTTTAGTTCCTAAAGCTTTACACATCATTTCAATCATATGCATAGCTTCTTTATATCTAGGATGACCTTTACTTACTTCGTATTTCATAATTTAAATTATTTTGACCATGTTTTAGATATGTGTGTATCTGCTTTCAACAGGCCGTTAGTTACTATAGTTTTAGCTGCTTGTTCCATTAATAGAGTCATTTGTTTTTTCCACGTTTTAGTATAGCTGTTACTACAAATAGTATCTATCTGATCATGTACAGTCATTACCATTTTAACAGGTATATTATTCTCTCTAATATATTTGTGAATAATTACTAATGCTAATTTAGTCATGTCTGCGCTTGCACCTTGTATTGGTGTGTTCTTTGATGCACGTTCAATACTACCAACCTCCATCATAGAAGACTTGTTGTTCCAAATTCGTGGATACCATGTACTAAACCATCTCTTTCTATTAAATGGGGGAAAAGTTTTAATGTAACCATATTGTTTACCAAAGTTACCAAGCTTTTCTAAGAACCCTTTAATAGAAGGAAATGCTTTAAAGTATTCATCTATTAAATCTACAGCAGCTTGTTTACTAATTTGTAAAGTATCTGCCAATTTAAATGGACCCATGCCATAAGCTAAACCAAAGTTAATTGCTTTAACATTATTTCTGAGAGTTTGGTGCTGAGGACATTCACACTTTACCCTACCCCTAAGGTAAGCGCAGTTGTCTTCAGCAGCCTTACTCCACTTTTCCTTATAAACTAGTTCAGCACATACACTGTGAAGATCTTGTCCATCTTCTAGTGCTTGTATCCAAACAGGATCTTTAGAACCAAAAGCAATGACGTTTAACTCTTGACTAGTGTAGTCAGAGCTTACAAACGACCAGCCTTCAGGAGCTATGAAACAATTTCTAAAGTCATTGTTTGCAGGAATTTGTTGCATGTTAGGATCACTAGAGCTTACACGCCCTGTATCCAATATTTGATGAAAGTTAGTGTGAATCTTGCCATCACTCTTAAAGTATTTAAAGAATGGTTTACCGTATGATGTACATAACTTCATATACTCTTTGTATCGTATGTACTTGCTAACTAAGCCATATTTTCTATGCTTATACAGTTCTTTACCATTAACATTTTCTAACTCAGGGATTAGCGCATTAAAGACTCTTAACACCTGTTTAGGTGAGTCCCAATTCACACCAACTTTCCTCAATTCTTCATGTTCAGTGAATAAATCTCCTTGAACATATTTTAATACAAACGGTTCTAATCTTGGATCTTGTAAGACTGCATCGTCTAAATCTTGATAATACTCTTTAGCCTTACCTTCATTCTCATTGTCAAGTTTTAACCATGCTTCTTGATCTAAATCTAATCCGTTGTATTCTATATCAGAGAAAGCTAGCACAGCCATGTTTTCAAGCTGAACTAACTCTTCTAATTTTTTATCTGCTATTTGTGGTAATTGTTTTAATCTAATGTCAATTAGATATTCTACATCTTCAGCACCATACTGCATTTGTTTATCAGTATAAGGTTGTCCTTGTAATTTAACAAATTGATTTCTTGTGTCTTTGTCCAAGTCTTTATCAAAATAGTTTTTAACTAAGTCTTTTAACCCATATTTTGGTCCTCTTTTACCACAATGTAGCACTCTTTCTGTTAAAAATGTATCATAAACATTAACTAGCTCTATATTAGCCCATTTCCTAATGAATTTATAATCAAATTTAGCATTATGTAGTATTTTAATGATCTTTTTGCTTTCTAATATTTCTCGTAAAGGTTCAATAGATGCTACTCTTGTATCAAATATAAATTGATGAGTCTTATCACCTATTTGGAACATTATCATTTTCTTAGAAGTAAAGTCCATACCTTCTGTTTCTGTATCGACACCTAATACCTCTTTATCTTTTAGATAACTAACTGCAAAATCTGTAGTTGCATTAATACAACAACTAATGTCTGCTGATAAACCTTTATTTCCTATATAATAAATCATATGTTTTTGTGTTTTATAACAAAGTTAACTACGGCTCTCCCGTATTCTATATTGTACCTTTGTCCTGCAAATATAAATGTGTTTTGATCTTTATCAATTGCCTTTTTATAAGAAGGCATAAACTCAGAGTCAAACGATCCGTCTCGAACCATTTGCTCAATAGATTTCATATGTCCCATTACGCAGAGTTTAAACATTACTAGAAAAAATAAGGGGAAACTTTTGGTTCCCCCTTACTTACACACATTTGCTTGGTTTTTAATTAGATTGTATTAACAACAAATTATTTAAGATCTGTTATCTCTAATATCACACAAGCAAATATAAACAATTTATTTATAATACACAAGTATTATAAAGAATTTATTTATACTATAAATTCATCGGCTGTCTCTACAACTTTATCAGCTGTAACCCCCTGATTTACAGGTGTTTGTGTAGTCTGTGTATCAGACTCTAATAATGTATGAACTATTTTCTGCTCAGGTTTAGCAAGAACCATTTCTGTTCTTGAGAAGATATAATCACCACTATGAGTAATATAATCACCATCTTTACCTGCACGTTTAGCAGCTTTTTCTACGTTATCTAGTTCCCACTCATTAGCTTCTTTAGATGTAACTTCTACAATTCTCATTTTAAATCTGTAGTCTGTTCCATTTAAAGCAACAAATGGGTTTAAGATATTAAGATCCATTTGCATACCTCTTTCACTGTCGTACCAATTTTCATTTCCTTCAGAAAAATCTACTCCAAATGTTTTAGTTGCATCAACTGGTTCTGCAGTTGTCCATGATCTTCTAGCACCACTGCTAAATCTGCTATCACTAGCATTTAATAAAGATAAAGCATTAGCAGGTTTATCACTTGCAGATATTTTCTCTGCAAATTCTAACTGAATCTTGCCATTGTTTACTTGTCTTGCACCAATCAATAATGTTTGGCCTGGTTGTAGGGATTCTATTGATCCACTATTAAGATTATTTTCCATAATATTCTTATTTTTAATGTTATTTAATTAATTGTTTGAAATCATTTGTGTTTGTTATTAAATGTATATTGCCTGCATCTTTAGATATTTCTGAGAATGGTCTTGCTTGTTGACTCATTTCTTCAAAATATATCTCATTTTTGGCTAACCACGGTATGATCTCCCCGACCGTAGTTATTGCATTTGTACAATCCTCAATAAATAAAATTGCATCAAATGCACTATTAAATTGGATTGTATCTGTTTCACATAAATCTAGGACATTTGCTGTGTGATCTCCTAGTAAATCACATTCAAATTTTACTTTGTACATGGTGTTAAGGGTTTTTAAATGTTAGTATTTATTCTAAATCTTCTTCGTAATAAAAGGAACACCACTCTTTGCAATCACTACAAATAGGTGTGTCTGAGTTTGTTGGTGCATCACAGCACTCACTGATCGCATCTAATTCCATGGTGTCATTATTTTATTATTCCAATATATCCATGACCTTTCTTTTCTACGATCATATTTCTTTAAATCACCAATTTGCCTTTCTATAGCAAATGTCGTGGCTGCTTTTCTCCCTTGCAACCACGCTATTATATAGTATTTTAGTTTATTCATCATAACTTTTTATCTATTTGTGTTGTTATATACATGCCTATTGCTATCCCTACTAATAGACTGTAAATTGCTGTTTCTATCATAATATTTTAAATCCATTACAGTTTCTTAAAAACAAAATGAACTCTTTTAAATGGTTTATATTAGTACTGTGACTTGGATATATCTCTACAGCTTTACCTGCAACAGTTTTATATTTAACAGGTAGCTCATCTATTACTCCATCATATAATATATTTAGTATTTTTAAATCTTTCTCTTCTAACTCTTCAACTTGAAAGCCGTTATCTTTCTTAGTTGTCCACATTCCCATATTAATACCTAGTTCTTTCACATCATTTTCTTCCATAGCTTTTATAAATTCTTGTAAAGCATCAGCAAGAACATTACACTCTGTGCTATCATCTGATCCAAATCCACTGTTACTCTCCCAACCATGTGTACTAATATCCAAGTTAAACTTTTCTATTGCAGCATGACATATTGCATTTATTACACGCCATGACCATATATTAGCTCTAAAGTAATAACCAGGATTATTATCCTCCCATTCTTTATCTAACTCCCAGTAATAATCTTGTGCTTTATCTGATAAATTTCTAAAATTGTCAGGAAACTCTGGTTTATCTCCTATTATTGTTGGGTTTAACCCATATATATCCATTCCCATATCTATTTATTTTTAGGTTTATATTTTACATAGCCATAGTCTAACAGTTGTTGTTCTTCCCATTCTGTTAGTTCTCTTTGTTCTGCTTGATGTGCAACATGACATTCTATAATATCATTAACTGCTTCATCATATTCATACACAACAGTATCTACATCACATAAATGACCACATTTAATACAGTCAGCTACTGTTGTCTTTAATTCCATTAATTGCCCACGATTTGAGCCACACTCTTTACACGGTTCTATTTTTACAATGTTCATAAGTTCTAAGTTTAAGTAAGTTAAATAAATATAAGGGTAGATCACCTTAACAACAGATCTACCCCTATAATGCTTCATACAATGTTACATATATCATTACTAACAATATTGATATTATGAATAGACTCATTTGTTTAATGAATCTACTACTGTATTCAGCATAAACGCTCCCATTCCAAATGCAACTGATGCAAGTAAGAATATAGCAATGTACTTAAATGAAAGTATTATTGACCATATAAAGAAATATGCACCACCTAATATAAGGATTAACATAAGTGCAAAGACTACAAAGTATTTTGCAAGATTAAAGATTGTCTTTAATGTTTTCATAATTTAATTAGTGGTAAGTCACAACCTATTAGTGTTATATTATATGATTAAGTAAATAAGTGCAGGACATGATACACGGTGAAATCATGCGTGTGATGGCTAGCAAGCACATTCACACACACAATACACGCCAATAGTATCAGATCCGCACACGATAAATAAAAAAGGGGACGTTAGTCCCCCTTGAAGGTTAGGCTTTCTCTACATTGTAGAGGACGCCGTCCTTCTGTTCTCCCCATTTGAGCTCTGTGAGTTCAATTGGTTTAGAAAACTTCTTCTTTAATTCTTCGGTAGTGCTTGCACTATCTAAGATTTTATAAGAAGCAAACCTTGTAGGTTTGAGGTCTTGGTCGAACAGCTTAGCTGTGTCGCCAAGAACATTTACTTGTGTACCACCACCTAGTGGTTGGTCACAAAGTGTTACAACGTTGTTTACAGCGTTGTACTTAATAGCATATAATTTAGTTTTGTTTGACATAATTAAATAATTTAAGAGCCCGCAGGGCTGTTGTTAATACAACAACTTGATGGGGTGCGGTTCTTAATACCCCCACACTCTCACAGATTTTCTTAGGAAAAAAATTTTTTTAAAATTTAATTATTTTTTAACATGGCCTTAATATTGATTTAACATTAGATTAGTATATTGCAATATTATGAAAATAGACATTTCAAATTATTTATATATATTAATAATAATACTTGCATTTGTTGCAGGAATTGTTTAATATTGTACTGGAATCATAGATCACCCTAGAGGGCGAAAGTAGTTATAGGGTCAGAAGTTGGGTTTACGAACTAATTTATTAGTCACGGTTGTCCCCGATAATTCCAAAAATTGTTTTGATATAAAACTTAGGTGGGAGTAATACTATAGGCTGACAGAAATGTACCCACGCAGGCTAAAAACGGTAAGTAGAAATTCAAAATTAAACTAATCTCTAAGGGGAGAGGTATATCCAAAAATGAAAAACTTCATTTATAATTTGTTTTTATAATTATTTTTATTATATATTTGCAAAGAACTAATTTATAATAAAATGGCAAAGAAAACAACATTTCAACCTTATGGTCAGTGGTTATTACTCCCAAATCCAGCAAAGAAGGTAACAGATTCAGGAATTATTTTAGACGCAAAAACAGCAGGAGCTATAACTACGAATATATTAAAAGTAGTAGCTAAAGGTCCTGAATGTAAATTTTGTGAAATAGGAGATACTGTAATGGTAGATCCAACAGTAGAAGCTCGTGTCTTACATTTAGATGAGGGAGAGTTTATTATTGTCCCAGAATACAATATTTTAGGTAAACTATAAAATGACAGGGACTGTTACTATTAGCTTAAAAGATTATCATAAATTGGTAGAATCAAAAACTAATTTAGATACATTAAAGGATAACACTGCTTATAGTATAAAAGAATTACAAGTATTTTTATCTTTTATTTGTAGTAGAAAAGATATAAATACCCATATTGATGAATTTAATAGACAATCAAAAAGATCTAATATTGTAATACAAAATGGGAAAGCAGTAATTCAAAAAAAGGATGAAAAAAACAGAATTTAGAATAAGTAACTTTGAAGAGTTTATGTATACACTTAGAGATTTTAACGAAAGTTTACACGAATGGGGAAGTGAGAATATATCTAATACATGGGACTTAGAATGTTTTATAGGAGAAAATGAATATATAATATATTTAACAATAGATGAAAGTAAAGATAAAAGCAAATAGTATATATAAAAGATTACAAATATGGAATGGAATATTTGATCTTACAAATAAAGAATTAGAAGTTATATCAGCTTTTATAAAAGTAAATATAACAGCTAAAAGAAAAAATTTGTGTAGTAAAAAGAATAAAGATGATGTAGCTAAATTACTACAATTTGAAGATCCTAACGATTTAAATAATTATATTAAAAAATTAAAAGATAAGGGAGCTTTAACATTTAATAAAGGATCGTATGAAGTTAATAAAATGTTAAATCCTCAAATTAAAAAAATTGAAATCAATATTGTATAAAAATTATGTTATAATGGAATATCAATGTTATCCTTATGTTATTATAATTATGCAGGATAAACATGGTAAATTATTAAAAATAGAAGTAGATCAATATGAGTAAAAAAGAAGAACCAAAGCCGCCTAGTATTTTCCAAATGGCAAAAACATTTGCAGGAGAACTAACAAAGTATATTAAAGAAGGTGCTCCAAATGTATCTAATAAAGTATATATAGAAAGATTAGAGGCTTGTAATACATGTCCACATTTAATTAAAAGTAGTATGAGATGTGGGTTGTGTGGTTGTTTATTAGAACATAAAGCTAAATGGAAAACAACAACATGTCCTGATAAACCAGAAAGATGGAAGCCTGTATTTATGGATAAAGCTACGTTAGAGTTAAAAAAGAATTTTGACGAAAAAGAAGAAGAAGAAAAAAGAAAACAACAATTAAAAGATAAAAAAGCGGCAATACTTGTAGCTAAAAAAGTAAATGCTGAACGTGGTTATGGTAATTTGTCAGCTAAAGATTTAAACCCAAATAAACTAAAAGATACTTATTCTAAAATAAAAAATGGACAAAAAGATAATAATTCAGAAACTAGCAAATAAATATAATCTTCCATTACAAACAATAGAAAATATTGTAATGTGTCAATTTAAATTTGTATCTAATATAATAGATGAAGGTAAATTTAAAACTATTAGATTACCATACTTTGGTAAATTTCATGTAAATAAAAATCGATTAAAATACTTAACAAAAAATGGATCTACTAACGATAGATAATAATAATGTAATACCTTCTGCGTATGCATTGACAATTTTAGAATTTAAAAGTTTGTCAATTTTAGAATTATCGTATGTATATTTTATGTGCGATCATAACTCCCCATTTTGTGTTTATGATGAAGAAAAAAGAAAGGAAGAAGTAATAAAAAGTATTTTTAAAACAGAACATAAAATAAGCAGTAAAATAAATGCTGCTTGTGACAAGTATAAAGAATTAGCAGAAACCTCTGCTGTTAAGCTATTAAAATCTGCAAGATTATCTGTAACTAAATTAGAACAATATTTTAGAGATATAGATTTAACTTTAATGGATGATAATGGTAAACCTATTTTTACAGCTAAAGATCTAGTTGCTAACCTATCTAAGATGGGTGATGTAGTATCTGGCTTATCTAAATTAGAAGAATTAGTTAAGAAAGAAGAACAAGCTGCAAATCAAAATAGAGGAGGCGTAATAACAAATAAATATAGTCAGTAATGAAAATAGATTGGATAAACTCTTGGAAAAGTCGTAAAAAAAGTAGTATCTTTGAATTCACAATAAGGTTAGGTTTTTTAACCGTCTTAGAAATTTATTTAAACTTTGATATTAAAGAACATAGAATTATGATTCTTAATTGCGGGTTTGAATTGTGGAAATAAAAAGAAAAAAATGTATACATATAACGCAACAGTTGTTAAAATAGTTGATGGTGATACTATAGACGCTGAAATAGATTTAGGATTTGACATTAAGATCAAAAAAAGAATTAGATTGTCTGGTATTAATGCACCAGAATCTAGAACAAGAAACTTAGCAGAAAAAAAGATGGGATTAGCTTCTAAAGCTAGACTAAAAGAAATGTTAGAAGGATCTGCTAATGAATTTGAATTAGAATCTCAAGACATAGGAAAATACGGCAGGGTTTTAGGAAAATTACACATTAGTAAACTTTCTGGAAGAGAAACTATAACTAAAGTTTGTGTGAATGATCAATTAATAGAGGAAGGCTATGCAGTGGAGTATGATGGAGGAAAACGATAGTCAGATGAAGTTCCTAGAAGATTTAGAGGATTACAATAAATCAATGGACAATGCTTTTTTAATTGTTACAAAAAGAAAAACATTAGATGATATTTATTTAGAGTTAGAAAATGATGATTATACAGAATTCTTTTTACCTTTTGATCCTATATCCAGTGATGGTAGGGATGGGGGTACATTAGAATTATTAATTAGTCATTTTGAAGAGTTAGAACAGTACGAAAAATGTGCAGAATTAAATAAACTAAAATCTAAATGCTTAAAAACACAGACAAACTTAGACCTGCAGCTTTAAGTTTTATTAAAAATGGGACTTATACTTTTGCTATTCCTGGCACTAAAGATTATTATGAGTTTTGGGATAAAGAAAGGCATAGGTGTTTGTATGGTTATAGCCACGGTGATTTATCTATTACAGGAAATCATTATTTTTACTTAAATTATTGTCCTATTGACAGATCTGTCGATGAGGAACTCCCAGATGGTACAATTATAGCAAGAAGAGAAAGAACATTTCCAGCATTCTACGATGGTGACTGGAAATATTTTAATTCTATAGATAGAGCAAGAAAAGAAAACAAACATATGATTGTTTTAAAAGCTAGACGTAAGGGATATTCTTACAAAGCTGCTGCTATGCTTGCTAGAAACTATTTTCATATAAGAAATAGTAAAAATTTTGTATTTGCTAGTCAAAAAGAATATTTGATTGGGGATGGATTGTTATCAAAAGCTTGGGATATATTATCTTTTGTAGATAACAATACAGCATGGACACAACCTAGATTAAGAGATAGGGAAATGATTAAAGTGTCTGGATATAAGAAAAATGTAAACGGAGCGGACGTAGAGCTAGGGATGAAAAGTCAAATAATGGGCGTATCGCTGAAAGACGCTCCTGATAAAGTGAGGGGTAAAGCTGGAGAGCTTATATTCTTTGAAGAGGCAGGTAGTTTTCCAGGATTATTAAAAGCTTGGGAAGTTACTATGCCAACTATGCGTCAAGGATCTAAAACTTTAGGGACTATGGTAGCATTTGGGACAGGTGGTACAGAAGGTTCAGACTTTGCAGGAATGGAGGAGTTATTTTATAACCCAGAATCATATGACTGCTTAGCATTTGATAATGTTTGGGATGCTGGAGGTGGAGGTACACAATGTGGTTATTTTATTCCTATATATGAAAACTTAGAAGGGTTTATTGATAAAGATGGTAATAGTATAAAGCATGAAGCAGTTGAATTTGAAGAAGAAAATAGAAATAAGAAAAAAGGTACAAATGATCCAAAAGCTTATGATCAATATATAGCAGAGCACCCATTAAATCCACGAGAAGCTACTTTACAAATATCATCTAACTTATTTGATATTGCATCTTTGCAAGAACAATACAATAATGTTAAAGTAAATAATTTACATGCTATGGGTAATAATGGATCTTTATATTATGCCTATAATGGGGAAATTAAATTTAAGTTAGATGGGGATGCAAGACCTATACTTAGATTCCCACATAGAAAAGAAGATAATTTAGAGGGATGTGTAACTATATATGAACCCCCATACAAAACAATAGATCAGCAGGTTCCTGTAAACATGTATATTATTTGTCATGACCCTTATGCTCAATCTCAATCTGCAGATTCATCATCTTTAGGATCTGCATATGTTATAAAGCGTGTAAATAATATATCATCTCCAGATGATATGATAGTTGCTAGTTATGTAGCACGTCCACATTCACAAGACGAGTTTAATAAAAATTTATTTATGTTGGCAGATTATTATAATGCTAGAATAGGATTTGAGAATGATCGTGGTGAAGTAATTGCATATGCACGTAGACATAGAAAGCTACATAGACTACAAGAAGAGTTTGAAATGTTAGATAAAAAAGACTTAAGATCTAAAAAAGTAAAACGTCAGTATGGGATGCATATGACAGAGGCTAGAAAAAGACAAGGTGAAATATACATAAGAGATTGGTTAAATACTATTAGATCTACAAATGAAGATGGGACACAAGTATTAAACATGCATAAAATATATGATTTAGCATTATTACAAGAGCTAATTAAATTTAATCATAAAGGTAATTTTGACCGTGCTATGTCGTTAATGGTTGGGATGTACCACACCAGAGAAATGTATAATTCTGAGGTTAAAGAGATATTAGAAGACAATGCATCTGCAGAATGGTTTGATAACAATCGTTATTAGTGTTATATTATAAAGAAAACTAAAAAATGTTTATAGATATAGAAAAAGTGTTTAATTTTACTTATTTTTGTGGATAGGTTAATAGTATAGTATATGTATTTAGGTTCTAATAAGATTCCACAACAAAAATTATCTATAAAAAAGAAAGATAAAAAATGGAGAGAAGCATGCGTAGAGGCATACATAGATCTTTCCACAGCTGGTTATAGCGAAAGGCGTGACTGGCTAAAGAGCCTATATGACTATTACAACGGTGTAATTGATGATGCAGATTACAGATACGTGTTAAAACCCTACGGTAAAACTAGGGATAATTTCCCCTCTAAAATGCGTAACTATCCTATTATTAAGCCTATAATCGATCTGCTTTTAGGTGAAAAGTCTAAAAGACCCCTTAATTACACCGTTACCGTACAAAATGCTGATGCTGTTACTCAAAAAGAAAAAGCAAAGCAAGAATTAATTGTAAAAAATCTACAACAACAATTTGTCAATGTATTAAATGAGCAAGGAATTGAAACAGGATCTCCTAGCGAAGAAGTACAAGCTCCAGCTGAAATTGCAGCTATGTTTGACAAAACATATGTAGATAACAGGGCTTTAAAAGGACAACAATCTTTAAATTTTATAATGCAAGACCAAGAAATTTATGATAAGTTTCAAAAAGCTTGGTTTCATTATTTAATATCTGGAGAAGTATATACTTGGAGAGGGGTTCGTAATAATGAACCATTTTATGATATATTAAATCCTTTAGATATAGATTATGATAAAGATCCAGATCTTGATTTTGTAGAAGATGGGGATTGGGCTTTAGTTAGAAAATATGTACACGCATCTACAATAATAGATTATTATAGAGATTATTTAAATGATGAAGAAATATTATCTTTAGAAGAACCTGAAAATGCAAGTATGGATTCATACTTAACAGTTAGTTCAAGAGCAGATGATAGAGAAATGTACAGAGAAAGATTAATTGAAGTTGTATCTGTATATTGGAAGAGTAGAAAAAGAATAGGATTTTTAAGTTACATTGATCCAGAAACTGGGACTTTAGAAGAAATGCAAGTTGATGAAACCTACAGAATGCCTAAAGAAATGAAAGATACAGGATCTAAAGTAGAGTATGAATGGGTAAATGAAGTTTGGGAAGGAACTAGAATTGATGGTAGATTGTATGTAAATATGCAACCTGTAGAAAATCAAAGAACATCAATGGATAACCCATCTAAATGCAAACTCCCAATAAATGGTAGAAAGTATTCTGATCTTAATGCTAAAAATATTTCTTTAGTATCACTAGGTATTCCATATCAATTAAATTATAACATCTACAAATACAGACTAGAATTATCAATTGCAAAATCAAAAGATATTATTGCACAATTTGATATTAACATGATCCCAAAGAAATGGGACTTAGATAAGTTTATGTATTATGTAGAAGGTACAGGTATTGCGTGGGTAGATTATAATAAAGAAGGAATACAATTATCTCCACAACATCAATCTGTGCTTGATATGTCTATTAAAACTATTGCACAATATATACAATTACTAGAATCTATAATGTTAGAATGGGAAAAAGTATCTGGTGTAAATAGACAAAGACAAGGACAGGTAGGTGCGTATGAAGGTAAAGCAACTTCGCAACAAGCTATTGTACAATCATCACATATTACAGAAGATCTGTTTAGAAAATTTGCTAGACTAGAACAAAGAGATATGCAAGCATTATTAGATTATTCTAAAGAAGCTTGGATTGCAGGTAAAAAAGGAATGTATGTAATGTCAGATGGTACTACAGAATTTTTTGATGTAGATGCTATGGACCATTTAGAAGCTGAGTATGGAATATTTGTTTCTGATTCTGGTAAAGATCAAGATAAATTAGATACACTTAAACAATTGTCACAATCAATGGTACAAAACGGGGTGCCAGCTTCTACTATTGCTGAAATGGTAGATGCAGATAGCTTTACAGAAATAAAACATAAAATTAGAGATGCAGAAAAAGCTCAACAACAATTAGCTCAAGCTCAGCAAGAATCACAGGCTCAACAAGCACAACAAGATGCACAATTAAAAGCCCAAGAGTTAGAGAATGAAAACATGAATAAAGAAGCAGATAGAAACGTTAAGATTCAAGTTGCAAAAATTGCAGCTGAATCTAGATTAATGTCTGACCGATTTAATTTAGATAAGGAAATGAAAAACGCATCTTTTAAAGAAAAAGATCTTTCTATTAAACAAAGAGCTAACGAAGAAAAAATAAGATCTAATACAGCAAAAGAACAATTAATTAAATCTGAGCAGGAAATGAAAATGGGTGGAGCAAGAGCAGATGGACAAAGAAAAGATAAAGATTTAAAATTAAAAGAAAAAGCATTAACTCAAAAAACTAAAAAAGATGCCTCTAACTAGTAAAGAAAAAATACAGCTTATGAAACAAGCTTATAGTGAAGGGTACAAAGGATCTTTTACAGAGTTATTTAGAGCTAATGATCCAAACCCAGAACAGGATCCTAATTTAAGCATGCCAGAAATACAACCTGAAAATGCACCACAATCATCACCTGCAGCTGTAGAGATGGGGCCAGATGCAATGCCCCCAATGTTAAATAATCAAAATACAATAGAACAGGAAAATGCTGCTCCGTCACAACAATTAGTGCAAAGTTATGGATCAGAAACAGCAGGAAACATGCCTACAGGTGAAAGAGTAGAAACAACATTGGAAAATCCTGGGCAGTATAAAGATGGTGGAT